CTTTATCTAATAAATTTATATTAGATTCTAAATCTTTATCTGGTATTGCACCTAAAGACCTATCCTTTCTTTTTAATTTATTAGCTAAATCATCTGCTGTAAGATATTGAACATCAGGAGACAGACCTGCTTCTTTTAAAAACTCTTCATGGCTTTCCATATGTTTTCTAAGTGCAGCTGCGCGTCTAGTTAATGGAACACTAATTGCAGTACCCATCATTGCACCAAAAACTGTAGTAGCACCTATATTTATTGCAGACTCACCAACAGTAGCTAAAGGATCTACTGGGTATCTTATTGCTTCTAGACCTGCTTGTGTTGTTCCTGCGGCTAAAGCACCTCTTACCAAAGACTTCCCTAAACCTACTGTTGGACCACCAAAAGGAAGGGCAACTAAATTTATAGGGTCTACTAAACCACCGACAAGACCTTGAACAAAAGTAGAGTTTGAAAGTATTTCTCTTCTTTCTTGGTTTTTATCAATTTGATCTTTAAGAACACTCATGTGATCTTGATTTTTAGCATAAACCAAAGAATCAAAATGATCTTCATAACCTTCCATATCTTGTAATGGACTATAATCCATATCCATTTCCATAGAACCAAAGGTATTATAATTTTTAACTGCATCAATTATAGGAGCGTAAGAATATCCTAACTGAGCGCCCATAGACTCAAGCGTACCTACATCATAACTATTACTGTAAATGTCCTGACCTAATGGGGAGATCTTTCTTAGCTGTCTTGTTAAATCTACGCTCATCTAAGTATCTCTTTAATAAAACTTCTTGCCCCATTGTAAAGTTTTTTACCTGTTTGATAAGTAGCTATACCTATATCAGTTACTTGACCAGATCCTATTCTAACACCTTCCAACTCAGGGGAATGAAACTGTTGTTGTCTTAACTCAGCAACTTCAGCAACTGTTCTTGGGGTTTTTGTTTCTATTGCAGCAATATTTCTAGCAAAGTTAATTACATCAGGTTCAGCAGTAGAGAAGTAAAAAGGAATAACATTGTCTGGATCTTGCTTATTAAGAACAGGAACAAGAATACCGCCATCATATGTTACAACCATATAATCACCAATTGTACTAGAGGTAGGCATTGGAATTAAAAATGCCCTATTATCAATATTAGAGTTTGATAAGCCTACTCCTGCACCCTTCATTAATAACTCTGTATTAACGTAATTAATAAAATAGCTTTGGACTTCCCTATTAGGTAAAGTTGCATCTAAAGCAGACCTTGATCTAGATCCTGATATTGAGTTTGGTTCAATGACATACCCTTTGGTTTCTTTAAATGTTTTGTCATAAAATGATTCCAAAGTGCTTTTTATTTGCTCTGCATCAAATTTAGGTCCGTATAAATGTTCCGCTAAAGGTATTAACATTCTTCTTGCAGATGGATTTTGAGCAGCATCAGGCACAGCTTCGATAACAAATTTCTCTGTAGTGCCACCAAATGCCTCAGACATAGAAGCTCTATCTGACTTATCTAACTCAAATCTATCGCTTGCAATACCAACAATAGAATCGCCAGTAGCTAAATGTATTTGATAGATAGCTTCTAATCTTGCAATAGTATCAGATTTTAAAGAGCCGTGAACAGTAAACATATTAACAGTTGTTTCACCTGATGGCTGATTACTAAAATTGGCATACAAAGAAAGTATGTTTATAGCCTGTTCTTCTGAAAGATTACCACCACCTCTAGACAACAAATCAAAAGTTTGCGACAAGGTTGGTGGAACTAAACCTACCCTAATTCCTTTATGTACAATACTAGCAGCAACATTTCTAGAATCTAAGACAGCATCACTTGAGTAAAAAGCAGGATCATTGTTTGCATTAGATAAGATTAATTTTTCTAGTCTTTCTCTATTTTCTTTAGAGTTATCTAATGCAGCAACTTCACTGTCTAAAGTAGATATTAAAGTAGAAACTTCATTTCTTTCTTTTTCAATTCTTTCTAAATTTGCTGCTTTACTTTGAAGCTCACTTAATTTTGAACCAACAAAACCTGCGGTTCCTTGTCTTTCTTTTGCTGTATCTACAAGCTTCCTAAGAGGCTCTGCAATTTTACTTGCATCACCATCCACTGCATATTTAGCAGCAATTGCTAAATCATTCGAATCTACTTTCCTATTACCTAAGTATAAGTATTTATAACCTTGTAATGTTACATCAGCTGTAGCATTAAGAGCAGCAGTTCTAATTGATGATCTTTCATTTCCACTTAGAAAGTTAGATTGACTAAGCAAGTTATCTAATTGAGAAAACTCATTTTCAGCAGCTAATCCGCTTTTCTGCATACTAATAGTTTTTATTAATTCTTTTGCTGTCTGTAACTCATACGCTTTTCTTTCAGCCCTGTATGTTTCACTAGTTCTTAAGTCATTATTTTTTAAATCACTTGATATACTATCAAGGTATTCATTATTACTTTTAGTGCCATCACCTAATTCTATTATTGCTTCAACAGCTTGACGAGCTACACCAGTAAGTCCAGAAGTATCCCCAGTATCAATTGCATTATTTATAATTTTCTGAAGTTCATCTGGCTGTCCTTGCATATTATTATAAGCAGTTATCATTGCAGTCTTTTGGTATGCTTCTCTTATTTCTCTTTCGCCATTTAATCTTTCAGAATCAGTTACATCATTACGAGGTTCGTCTGCAAAACTTCTAAGTCTTGAAATAGAGTCAGTTGCTTCTTTTACAAAAATACCTTTTCTTGACTCAACAGAAATTTGTTCATTTGCAAAAACATCTCCTGCATCAACACCTCGAAATATTGATTCACTTATAATTTCTTCAGTTGCTAAATTGTTTATATAAGCATTTTGTTTTATAAGATCATTATAGTTGTTCTCTTGTACTTGAGCAGATCCCTTTGCATAAGTTGCGGCTATAGCTAGTGCTTCAGAATCTATAACTTCATAAGTTTCATTTGTCCCTTCAACAGTAACAGTTTTTGTCATGTATTTTGTAGCTTGATCCCATACTGCCCTTTCTTCTTCTGTAAGTGCAGATGGATTGCCAGTAATAAGCGCCTCTGTAACATTTACTGCAAGCTTATGGTTTCCTTCAAAAGTTCTTTGAAGAACACCAATAGCGGCTGAAGAAGTAAACTTAGGGTCGTAACTTTTAGGTGCTTGTTCTGTTAATATTCCTGCATTTGTGCCGTTTAATATTCCTGAGTTACCTTTTACAATAAGTTCAGAAACATCTTCGCCATTAAATGCTTTTTGTTTTATTATTTCATTAAGATCATCTGCATCACCTATAATAGCCCTAGCAGTAATAGCATCTTCTCTAGCTTTATCAGCTTCCATCATATTGGTTTTTGTTGCGGCAACGTAACCTACACCTGCTTGATAAATATAATTGGTAAAAGCGGTAGACTTGCCTCCTTGTTCAGAAGCTTTCATCATACCGTCAATATATGTATTCATTTCTTGTTCATAAGAAATATGAGAGTTAGGTTGATTTTTATATTTTAAAGCAACTTCGGAAGCTTTTTGTTTAATTTCATTATTAACAGAAAACTCAAATCTTTTAGCTATAGCTTCTTCATAAGCTTGAGCAGAAGTTCTACCAATAAACCTATTATTATTAATCCAGTCTAAAGCCTCTGGCTTTCCTGTTTCTGGATTAATTGTAGTAATTTTTTTAATATCTACTTCTTGAGCTTTTTGGGCTCCACTCATCGCAGACTGTCTACCCATTTCTTCAAATGCTAACTTAGTTAGTTTATCAGTAGCATTAGCTAATCTTCTATATCTGTCAGCATCTCCACCTCTAGAGCTAACAACACCTATTGGCCCTATACTACCTACCTGCCTTCTTTCCTTAATTACACCCATAACATGACCTTACGTTATATCTATATTTTTTAACAAACTAGATAGATTGCTTAATAAGTTTATATTAGCTTCTGCCCTTATTCCTGATGCAGCACCCTGTCCATACTTGTAATCTACAGCAGCAGCGGTTGCATACTTAGCAGATTGCAAATTAGACATACGCTCTAGATCTTCTAAATCTTCAGCAACAACTTGTCTGTTCTTTTTAAGAAAAGCATCTACTGATCTATCGTTTCTTCCTAGCGCACTAAACTGAGCAATGTTCTGAGATTCAGCAACTTGCATATCTTCTAGTCTGCGGTTGCCTTCGCTTATTGCTTGAGCCTTTGCTAAGAAAAGTTCATTAACTTTTTGTCTAGCATCAAATACACCAAGCTCCGCTCTTCTTGCGGCCTCTGCCTTTTGATAGTCATAGGTTTTTTTTGTGCCTAAAATACTAAGGCCAGTAGTAATTATAGTAAGAGGATTAATAGCCATCAGAAAGATACCTCCGCAACTAAACCATTAACTTGTATAAACATAGGTGCAGTTTGAGTTACTGTAATCTGAGGATCTTTATTATATCCCAATAAATAGAACTCCCTTTTCCCTGTGACCGCTTGCCTTGGTTGGCTAAAGTCATTGTTTACTTTTCTTATAATTAATTTTTTGTTGTTTACTGATACGGATAATGTTTCAGACATATCAAGTATAACCCTACTTAAACTTCTAGGCTGCCCTGTTTCTGGGCCGATTGCAGTATTAACATCTATAGGATTAGTCTTCAACTCTACATCAAAACCAAAACCTACCTGACAGCTTGTGAGAGAAGCGTCTACAGACGAAACGTTAATCTGACCACCAGACACAGTAAACTTACCTAAGTAGTCTGTAGAGCTTATTACATCAACCTCTGCCCCGTTCTCAAAAAAGTTTGATACAGTGAAAACTCCTGCCGTACCAGTATATGTGTTTCCAAGATCTAAACTTACATTCTGGTTTAATTCAGTAAACACAAAGCTTTTTGCTCCTGAGCCTAGATTTGTTTTAATAACAGCAAAGACACGATTACCAATAGCAGTAACAGAATGAAATGACCCATTAGTTTCAAACCTTGTCCATCCTGCAACTCCCTCAATACGATTTAGATTGTAGACAGCAATCTCTCCTGTGAAGTTCTGAGCAAATACAAATGATTCAGCAGTGTTTACAGCACCACTAATAACACACATCTGAACAGGATCGCTTATCAAATGAGAAGAAAGCAATGAAATAGGATCAGCCTTATAAGCTTGCTCACTATCATCAAACACAAACTGACGTATCATCTTGCCACCAATCTGACTAAAGATAGTAGCACCATAGAAAGGCTGCGGCCTTACAAATGTAGAACCGAAAGCAGTCTGTCTTTTTACCCTAGCATTTGTAGGCGTAATAGGTTGATTCTCAAATGTAGGAATAAAAAACTCAGAACCTGCCGTGAAAATATGTATGTCTCTGTTGGAAACAAAGTGGCGTATCGTAGCCACCTCGCCAATACTCATTACAAGTTCTAGCGAATCATCATCAGCAGCATCACCAATATCAAAGTTATAATACAACCCAGACTTACTAGCCCACACAGTATCAGGTTGTGCAAGCGTACCACCAAACCATAACCTGTTTTCATGGAAGCCAACAGCAGCAGGATAACCACGCAATGAAGAATATGATTGCTCCATCCATTGCTGTGTAGGTGCATGAGTTACTACTTGTATATTACCACCGCCATCTTCAGTAGTATTAGCAGCCGACCCTGCCGTAATAGTGTATCTGTTTTCGTCAATTACTTTTTGTATTGATCTTGAACCATTTATCTGTGAAGCATTTACACCACCGACAGCAGATGCATTTCTTATAGTAATGCTATCGCTTGCACTCATGCCATGATTTACATGCGTAATCTCTACTGTAGTAGAGCCATCAATAGTTCTTAAAGCGTTTGGAATTAACTCTACAAATAATTCATCAACTACATTTCCTGTTGCCTGAGTAGCAGATTGAACAGAAGTAATTAGTATCTCAGCATCATGGTAAAGCAAAGTAAGACCAACATGCTTAGAACTAGCGTAATTACCACCAGACTGACTTCCTGTTGTATCAAAGTATGCTGCGCTTGCTGTAACAGTAATACCAGTTCCAGTAGTCGCAGAAGGATCTAGTGTAACACCAGTTGCATGAAAAGGATAATATGGTTGATAAGTCTTAGCATTTCCTGCTTGAAGCTGAAAAGTAAACTGCTCTACTTGAAAACTATTGAGTCCAGTTCTTACTATTTGCTGACACATAAATGTATTGTGGCTAACAAAAAGAATATCACCACCTTGAGCGTATGTCATTTCATGTAGATATTCTTGATCCCATTGAAGTGCTGCACTATTAATATCTTGAGTTAATGTCGTTGCTAAACTCAATGCACCAGTAGTCGGATTGATAAAAAATATCTCACACTTTTGATGCGAGAACGCTATTACATATTGCTCATCATCTGAGAATATAAAAGGTATAAGCCTTACTTGCTGACGTATAGCAGTGTTTTCTGTAACACCAGTAAAATCATGCAGGGCTTGAAAGCCACCACGTTTAGCTACACCACCTTCAGTTCTTATAAAAAAGTTCTTAACGCTCTGAGCAGACGAGTTGTAAATAGCAGAATCCGTCCTTGAAACCAAAGACGGACTAATCTCTCCATACTGAAAGTTTGTAATCGGTATTCGTGCTTTTTGCATTAGCTGCGCCTATTTGTAATAAACCTCGATGTTGTAACTTTTCTCGTTGTTTGTTGTTGTGAATCTGTAGATCTAGCCTTTGCTAAAAGTCTTGTATACTGACTTTCCATCAAACCTGCTAAAGATGGATCTCTTATTAAAGCAGTAGCAAAGACAACAGCCATTGCGTATTCTACACATACAGAAAAATAAGAAGGCCAATCAACCTCACTAGCTCTATAAGTAAAGTCTACTACTAATTCATCTGTTGGAGAAGCATCACAGAATATTTTATTTCCATAAATATTATACTCTATTTGTAAATCTCTTACAGTTACAGCGTGAACAAATAGATAGTCAGGAAGTTGATATGCCGCTTCAAACCTTCCAGTAGGAGCGTCAGTTAATCTATTTAATACAGCTTGGTTAGCTGAGAATCTCCATCTGGTAGATGTAAGATTTGTTCTCGCAATATCTTCATACATATTACCTGCAATTAATGCTTCAGTAGTGTCATCATCAAAAGAAGTAATAGGCTCTGCACCAACTAAGATGAGAGCACGACTGCATATGTCAATTGCACTATTTGCCGGTGAACTAATTGCCATAATATATCCTAAGTAAAGTGGGGGCCGAAGCCCCCAACTATTTAGTCACCATCAGTTTCCGCAACAGCAGTACCATCAGATACATCTACAACTGAACCAGTATTAGAAAGAACAGTACAGAAGTTAGTTGTTGGAACGTTTGTATCGCAAACAATAACCAAGTCACGAACAGCAAGCATATTAGCTGCGCTGTTAAAGTAACCTGATGTGTTTACAGTAGCAATCGCATCCGCAGATGTATACATCCACAAACTACCATTTGAGTCGCCACCGATACGAGCAAGACCACTTGCACTATAAGCCATTTTAGATCCTCCTCTTAATTATTGTCTAGGACTTCGTAGATACCGTTATCGTCGATAGCTACTGATCCCATTGACATCATTGATGTTGCTAAGTGAGATACTTTCTCAGCAACATAGTTCACTTCAGTTTGAACGTCAGAGTTCACACCGATACCTACAGCAGTTGTATGGTAAGCAAAGTTCTTGCCTCCTGCTACAGCAGACGTTGAGAAGATCTTGAAACCCAAGAACTCTTTCATTGTCATGCCACCTGCAAACGGTAAGTTTTGCGGGCCAACAAAGTCTGACGAGGCAAACTCATTGATTGCAAACAAATCAGCATAACCTGCAGGAGACATCGCAAGATAACGTTGTCCGTCTTCTGGAACATCTGCCGTACCCATTGTTTCAAACAATGATAGAAGATCTACTTTAGCAAGAGCAGAACCAGTATCATGTATTTGAGTAGAGTTAGCACCTGCATCCATAGCAGCAATGATTAGCTCATCTGTTTTTCTACCAAGAGCAGCAGCAGCAGATTGCGCTACAGCCTGACGCTCGTTGATATTTGTTTTCAACTCATCAAGCTTGTCGATGTATTCAGCAGCGTAGAAGTCGCTCATTGATACCTCAACATTGGTATGTGCAAGTTCCATTGGAGTTACATTACCATTGCGTGATTTAGTTGTTGCTGATCCAGTGCCTATTTTCTGGAATCGTGCAGTTGATCCTGACACATTTGTAGAGCGAATAGTGTTCCGCAGCTTGGAACCCATACGCTGATACGCCATGTGAACTTCAGTTTCAAACTGCTTTATAAAGGCTTGGTCTATTGTATTAGCCATTTTACAGTCCTTAATTGAGTTTCCGATTGCTACGAGTATCCACGTTTACACGTCAGTTCGGGTATCCATAAGGGCCGATCAGTGCACTACGGGTCGTAATAATTTATTATAAACATCATCTTGCTCAGAATTGCAACGCACAAATTCAACAAATCTATTATCATTACTCATTTCAATAGGCTCAAATCCAAGCCAACATGCCCAATTTAGCATATGTTCGTTCTTAGAAAGGATAGTCATAGTAATAATTGGGTGTAGTTTATCAAACATATTTAACAAAGCTTTAGACATTTTAGCAGTTAAAATAACATTATGCTCTAAGCTGTTTGCAAATATAGTAAACATTTGCGGAGACTCTTCTAAGAAAGAAAGGCCTCCTACAAAAACTATATTCCCATATTTATTCCTGCAAACGTAAGACTCTGTATCATTAAATATTTCAGAAAGGGCTTGATTTACAGAATCATACCCAAAGTCTTTAACCTCTAGTTTATTAGAGGAGTGCATAATATGTTCAAACTCTTCTACATGATAATCTAGCATTGGGGTAAGGTAAGCCCTACCCCTTTTAATTATTTGCTTTTCATTATCTATAGAGTTTTTGGAAACCATCATTTACTTCTTGTATGAAATCATTGTTTCTTCGAGCAGGATGCCAGTATCTTTCATCTTGCATCATCTCTCTTAAACCCTGTTCTGTAATTTTACCAGATGGAGTGCTGTCACTGCCCATAGATGGAGACTGTAGTTTCTCCATAACAAACTCAAGAGCCATAAGACCTTCAGCAGTTTCAGTTAATCTTTCAATAGAATCCATATGTTCTTCTGGAAAAAACTGCTTAGAAAATAAAGCAGCAGCTTCTATTCTAGCATTAGCGTTATCACCAAGCTTTTCTATCTCAGCCTCAGTATCTACCATCTCTCCCTGAGTTGCTTGCATTACTTTCTCAATGCCCTCTTCAAACTCAGACTGACTAAAGCCATAAGTAAATGCGTGATCTGACCACCATTTAAGAACTTCGCTATCAATAGCACTTTCTTCATCTACATAATCAGGAAGTAAATAATCTCCTGCGCTATCTGGCCTATCTTTAAAACTTTCTGCTTCTATTTCTTTTAAAACTTCAGATCGAATATCTTCGTCCTTAGTGCCTAACTTAGACTCAAGCTCCTTGTAAGCCTTTGCTAAATCCTCACCAGACTTATATTTTTCTGGCAACCATTCTGGTCTATCATCTGTTTTAGCTTCCACATCTTCTGCTACTACAAAGTCTCTTTGCTCTTGGGGTGGTAGTTCTGTTGTTGGTTGTGCTTCTTGAACTTCTTCATTCATTATTCTTTACCTTATGTGATCTTTGGACATGACGTTCTATTAAGCCAACTAAATAACGTTGACCCTCTAAATGACGCAACTCATCAGTAGAAATATTAGGACCACTAACCATTTCTATAGTTACACTACGCAAGTATTTAAGAATTTCTTGACCAGTAGGTTCAGAAAACAAAGAGCCAAAGTTAAGGCTAATTCTATCTTCTTCTGCTTTCTTTCTTGCTATTCCGTCTAAACCAATGTGACTATTCTGCGGCAATAGGTGGCCCTGCTAATTGTTGCTGTTGCTGCATCTGTTGCATTTGCTGCATCATTGCAACTATCTCTCTACGCTCATCTGCGTCACGAATCAACCCATCAGGTACACCAAACTTTTTAGCTAGGTGAATGGCAGTCTCTTCTGAGTTAATTAATACGTTAGTTGTGTCAGGACCAAAGAAAGTATTAACAAGCTCTAGAAATCTAGAAACGGAGGTAATGTCTTGATTAGATTGCGCTTGCGCTAGAGGTGAGGAAGATCTTATTTTTACTTCTCGACCATTAACAGTAGGCATTTCTATACGCCCCTGTTTCTTAAGAATATAAATTACTCTTTGCAAAACAGGCTGCACCAACTCAGCTTGCAGTCTACCAAATGCTGATCCTATCCTGCGTGACAAATCTGCCATACGTTCAGCAACTTCTGTAGCAGATGCAGGAGTTCTATCTGGATTTCCTAGCATATCATTGTATAGTGCGCGTTTTATATTTAAACGCATATCGCTTAGAACTATATCAGCAACATCAAATCTTCCTGCCGATTGGATTGGCTGCAATCCACCCGATTGAGGTGACTTTGGTATTATCGTGCCAGGGACTAAATTGATAGTATCTGGATTAATGATGCCATCATCATCCATCTGGTAAATGCCAGAGATAGCCATCTGTGCATTTTCTAATATTAACTGAATGGTAAGATTAGTAGTCTTGATAGCAGATAGAGCATTAATCAATGGACCTCTTCCATACACTTCTCCTGCACACTTAGACCATCTAAAACAAACATAAGGATTAGAACCCACACCTTTGAACTGTTGTTCTTTGATATAAGTCTTAGTAGACATATCTATTACATAAAGAAGGTACGCTTCCTCATTTCTTTTACTATAATCTTTGCAAAGAATCTCTAGTAAAGTACACTTACCTTCTGGGTCTCTTTGCGCTCGTTGCTGTACTTTAGGATCAAGCTTTGCATCAGGATATAAGATTATTATCTCAGAGTTTCTAATACCTTTTCTTTCTCTAAATACATGATCTATCTTATCATCAGGACCAGTATCTAAAACAACATGCGGCAATGGTATTGCAGAGAAAGTAACAGGGTTTATTGCATCACCCTCATCTACACACAGTATACCAGTACCTACTGCTAGATCCATGAACGCTTCATGTACTTCTTGAGAGAAGTTTGAGTTCTGTAATATTTCAAATACATACTCAGTGATCTCATCAAGATCATTGTCTACAAAGTCCCTTTCACTCTTGGGTATTTCAGATCCTGCAATTAAATCTGCCCAACGTGCAAAGTTTGGAACTAATCCCGATTGGAGCCTCGAAGCAAACTCTTGAACGCCAACCACCGCTGTTTCATCAAAGATCTTATCATCTCTACGCTGACCTGCAGTTTCGTAATAAAAAGACTCACGCTGCGGTAGAGCATACTCATAACATTCCTCAAAGAGGTCAACAAAGTTTTGCCTATGTGCTTTAGCTTTTTCATATCGTTCTAACTTCTGTTTTGGATCTTGCATTATAAAAACCTACT